AAATCCAATGGAATGGAAGGATTTAGGTCGCACCACTTTTGGCATCTGAGTATAAAAGTCGGGTAAAGCGACAAAACTATTAACATACGACGCAACATACGGAGCTGCGAATCCTCGCGAGAGTGACGCATCACAACGTCCGTAAGACCAAGCCTTAGATACATTTTCAAGAACAGTTTGCGAGAATCGTTCGGAATTGGAAAACAATAACAGATGCCAATGCGGGCGGAAAGTCCTGGGGCCGTATTCAGATACAGCGTAGTAACGTAATTTTTCATCAGGGTAATAACTTCTTAAACGTTTAAGGAACAAGTCAAGGTCGCGATTACATATATAAGGTATTCTATTTGAAATCGGGTACTTGATCTTATTAAGAATAGCCAACAAGTCTTTTGGATACATAGGGTAGGAGAAGCGAACCTCTGGATCTTTAAAAGTACGTTCAACCGTAGAGCTTTTCAGACGGAGAGAAGCGATACGAGGAACGCTGCGAAAACCAAACAGATAACGATTATTGTCACAAGCGTCCAGACTATTAATATCGGGAACGCAGGATACATCCGCAATATCGTCTGAACAATTTTCAACAATCTCAACCTGAAGAGTAGGCAAAAAGCGGTCAGCATAAGTGAGAGTGACAAAGTAAACAAAACGGAACTGCATAGAATAAGAAGTGAGCAAGTTGGTTTGAATGCCCGAACGACGAAGAACACAAGAGGGGCATTGGCCACAAGAAACTAAAACAGGCTCATGGGTATACTTGTTGATGACTGTACGGGGGTTCTGACAACGAGTCACTAACTTATTCTGCAATTCTTTAGTAATCATACTATTATCTATCAGTAAAATCTAATTCCATAAGGCGGGGCTTACGGGAACGAGTAAAAGAAATATGAACAAAAGTGCGATACTTTATAAGTTGGTCAAAGTCGAAACCAGAGTTTTTGATTTTCAGGATAAACTCATCTATAGAAAAATAAAGAGGCTTTAAGTCAACAGCATCGCCAGTCAAGTGCTGAGAATTGGAAGAACCTCCACACGCTATATTTTCGGCTTCAGTGCGAAAGGCGGAAGTAACAGTAAACTTAATGTTACTCCGAAGAAGCCACTCAATAAATTTCATTAACTTGGGGTTCATGGCCTACGAAAATATTTGAGCAATAGACGTAAGGAGGCTAACAGCAGCTGCAATAATTGCAGACCAAATTTTAGATTTAGTTTCACTTTTCATCAGTAATTGCTTTAAAGGTTGAACACTGAGAGATGATAAGAATACAATCAGGACGAAGGTATGAAGAAACGAATTCAGAAACTTCATCAACAGGAATAAGAATAGTCTCATTCTGATTAGGATTGACCTTCGATTGAATAGAACACAAATAATACTTTTCCATATAAATATCTGTTTTAAATTACGAAGGCAAATATACAGGAAAAATACAATAACAGGAGAATGTTAACGCAAAAATAACAATTATAAACATTAAGATAGATGCGTTAACAATCACCATGAGAGAAGGGTAAATAAGGAGGTCTGTGAGTTTGCGTATATAAGACAAGAGAAGACTGAAAGCGATGAGGTAAATCGCTTTCCCTTCGGGCAAACTCATGTAGGCTTCGCCAAATATCCAGAGACCTTAAGGTATTCTGATTTTTATGCTCGCTGTGCTCGCGCGTTCTTCACTGCGTTCATCACTTAGGCGGTTCTTCTTCCTTCGGACTTGAACCGTTTTAAGTAAATCGGCCAATTGGGGTCGCAAGCGACAAGGTGTTTAGGGGAGCAGTTACTTTTAAAAAGGAGAGGGAAGGAGAGCTGCTATTCCGTTCGTTAAGGAAGGGAAGATGAACCCTATGCTGCGCATCACATTTCGGTCATACTTCCCGAAATGCGGGAGGTGTATAACCACGCTTCGCGCGGTTGCCAGAAGTTACTCCAAGCAACAAAGCCCGACGCGCATCACTGCGAGTCGGGTAAAGAAAACAAACAACAAAATTATCTACCAGGGCAGAAAGTTTCCTATAGTATTACCGATAGAAGTACCATAATGAACGGCCTTATCAGCATCATAATACTTATATTTCTTGCCTTCATTACGAGAGCGATACCAATCCTCAATACTACGAGAACGAGCACGTTCACGATTATACTTAGAAGCTTCAAGTTCGAATTCTGCATTAGAGTGATTTGAAGCGTTAGAAGCACGAATCAAAGAATCGGCAGTAGCTTCAGCAACCTTATTGCTGATTTTCTGACCTTTGGCACGGGCATAAGTCAATACCTCATCAGCGAGAACCTTCTTGGCCTGGTTATAATTCAGATGTCCATGAGACATCTGGTTATAATACTCAGAAGCCTTGACGTTCAGATCAGCCTGCTGCTGCTGGTCAAGATACCTGTTAAGAACAGTCTTAGCTTCAGCGTCAAGCAACTGAGAAGTACCTTGGGCCTGCAAAAGACGTCCGGCAAAAGCCATATTATCAAGTTCCTGCATTTCCTTAGAATATCCAAGCTGGGCACGAGCCAAACCAGTAGCTTTCAGATACTCACGAGTCTCTTTCGTCATCTTAGACCAATCGACATTGGAAAGAGCCTGCATAGCCTGGGCATCCGCAAGATTCTTCTGGCCTTGCAACTGAGATACCTGAGCTTGCTGAACCTGAGACTGAAAAACAGAGCCTATAGACTGAGCAATACCAGAATAATCAGCCTGAAAAGGTTGCATCTGAGCATTGCCAGAAGATGAAGCAGTAGCACCGGCACCAACAGAACCAGCAGCACCAGCAGAACCACCGTTCATCATCAGATAAGGATTTAAGCCAGCTTCTTCGAGACGTTGGCGTTGGGCAGAAGCAGTGTTATAAGCATTTTCCTTATTCCACATATTTTCCTGCCAGTGACGCTGCTGCATAGACATACGTTCGTTGAACTGGTTATTCATCTGATTTATCTTATAATTCATTTGGTTAGTTTCACGAACGGACTGAGCATTCTGAGCATTCTGCATCGCAGAAGAACCAGCACCGAACAATCCACCAACCAAAGATCCTAGAAGACCCATTATTCAGAAGCAGCGGAAGAATCGGCAGCAGCAACCTTTTCCGCTTCTTGTTTAGCGTTTTCGGCTTCAATTAAAGATTGGGCCTCATGTTCAAGAGCTTCAGCATGAGCAGCAAGCTCTTTAGACCAAGCAATAATCTCAGACGGTGACTGAACGTGTCGAGATCGAACTGTAGACAAAAGATCATCATCAGACATGGTATCCATAATCTGTTGTATCTGAGAAGCAGAATTACGGCTCTGACCGAACTTGGAAGCAATAGCCAAACCAGCACGAGAGGCCAAGTCTTTAGTATGAAGAATCAAACGAACATCAGACGTATAACGAACAGGACGATCTTCATTCGTTTCATCAATTTCAACACGAAGTTCTTCGGTAGAATCAAACTCGGGAGCGACAGCAAAAACATCCGGCTCAACATTAGGAACAAGTTCAGAACATTGGCCCAAACTTTCCAAAGAATTAAACTTTCCTATCATAATAACATTTTTTTTATTTTAGTAAGGATTAGTAAGGAACACCATCACGGGATAAGTTACGGGCAACATAGCAACCAATATAAGAGTTAACTAACAACTGGTCAGTATCCCAAGTAGAATCAGCATTAACACCGAAGATCGGATCAAGAACAGAAGGATTGACCTTGAAGAACTTGTAATTCAAAGCAACCTTAGTTGACGAATCGGGAGTAGAACCACCAAAACGAGACCAACCGGAAAGTAAAGACTCAGTAACAGGAGAAACCCAAGACTTAAGAGTCGTGGTAAACGCACCGTTGATGACATCAAGTTTAGTTTTCCAGTTGAAGTAACGAGGATTATAACCTGCATTGAACAAGTTGAAAGCAGTAGCTAATGAAGAGTTGAATATCTGGGTCATAGGAAGAACCTCCATACCAATGCTATCAAACTCAGGAATCGGAAGGGACTCAGCATCGGTAACAAGCAACTGTCCATCCTGGCCAGTAATGGAGTAATCAAGAAGAGGAACGGCATGATACATACACATAACGACACAATGCTCATCAGTAATATAAGTGAAAGAACCGTTTCCTGCACCAACACCTTTACCGGCAATAACAGCAGTATCACCTTCAGTAGCAAGGTTATTATTTACAACTTCGCTAATATCAAGATTACGAGAGATACCACCAATATAAGTACACATATTGGAAAGAGATTGGGGGAGATTAACGCCAAAATGTTTACGAATCTGTTCGCGGTAATCCGAATCACCGGATTGACTAATCTCTTTCCACCGTTGAAGGGCCTCGGCTTGACGAAGGGCGAGAACAGTAAATTGACTCTGTAAATTGGACAAGTTAACCTGGAGAGTAGAACCGGAAGGAATGACATTAGACGTAGAAGCAGAGTTTGCTGCGAAAGATATCGGAGTAAGAGGGGCATTGTGAGAAGTCGTAGTAATAACCTCAGAAGAAGCATTACTTTTTGGATCTTTCAATACTACAGAATTAGGAATAGGACCATTAGTATTTGAAATATCAATCACAGCAACGTCACCGAACTGAGAATTCGGAAGAACACCCATCAACATATCCTTGTTCCAGTTACAATATCTGAGGTCAAACATCGTATCAGAGTCCCAATAAGCAGAATTCTTAGGGGGCAATGAAGAAACAAGACCAGAAGTAAGGCCAGAATAATAATCCACATTATAAGAAGACGGATTCGAATATTCCCACTGAGACCAACGGAAAAAATCCTGATAAATCTTCTGATAAGCCAAAAGAGGGAAAAGGTTCACATAATTATTCTGAATATACTGTTGAGAATAAGAAGCAGCATCATTAGTATTCACTAAAGAAGTAGACCACCAACGATTATCAGCAGAGGGTATAGTACGAACGAAATTCCCATAACCAAGATAGCTTAATAACTTAAAGGACAAATCAGCACGAGAAAAACCAAACATATTCAGCTTTCCTTCAGAAAAGCCAGGATTATTACTACCACCATTAAGGTATTGAACGAAAGAATATATAAGGTTTAGAGGAAGAGACGGTAAGTAAGTTCCGAGAGACAAATTCTGCGTCAAAGAAAGTGCTTGAATCTGATTAATATCCTGTATCTGTGTCAACACAGAAGGAGCAGACTTCCAGAGAAGACGCAACGGCACAGCATAGAAATCAAAATATTCACGCAGACGAGTATAGGCAGAGGTCTCAACAGGCTGAGTGCGGGTAAAGTACTCAACGTCAAACTTATACTTGTCACCAGGCATAGATATATCCCAGTAGACAGGGAGAAGCTCACCAACTTTTGCGGTAAACGCATTTTTACGTCCAATATCAAAGCCAGAACGGTGAGGACGGTTCTGGAGATTGGACATTCCAGTGTAAGAAGCCATAAAGATAAAAAATTTAATTATGATTAATCAGAATAGGAAAATATACCAGATAAATCATTGAGATTCTTGTGTTTAACCTTATCTCTACACTTCATCAGTGCAGCAGCAGCCAAACGACGAACAAGAGGCAATTGTTTATAAGGTAATTCCTTGTCAAAGACAGTTTTATCATAACGGAAAGAATAGTTACGAAGTTCCATATCAAGCAAATCCTTATCATCAGAATCTTCCAAGGTTTGATAAAAATCAACAAGACGGGCATAATCGTAACGAAGCCAAAAATCAACTATTTTTTCGGAGAGAATTCGTAAAGATCTCTCTCGGCAGCCGGCATATCCTCCAAGTTCGGAGAGGGGGACACCATCTGACTCGTATGTTCGAAAAGTTTTTGCAACTCCGAGAAAAAAGCGGTATAATCGGGACGTGCGATGAACAGGTGATAGATCAACACCATCAAACAGACGACATTCAGACGTAATAAGAATATCAGCATGCGGTAGATTTTCCTTAGGTGAAAGAACATTTCTTTCGTCATTTCGTTTTCCATAATTATCCAAGTAACTTAAATATTGTTTACAAAAAGATAGTATACTTTGTTTGGAAGATTTATTCCAAGGATCAAGATCTAAATCACCGCATCCGCTACGAATGACTCGTTCGGGCGCTGTGAACGCAGCAGATAATAACTGGTAAACGTTCGATGAAGATTTACGAATAGCGTCCGAAAATCGGGGGAATAATCGAAGGAGATGCGGCCATGAAGGTTTAATTGTGCGAAAAAATCCATCGCGCTCAACGCGGACTCCATTAAGGCACTTATCGGCAACTTCATCAATTTCGGCAATTTGTACCGTTCGAGGAAAGTAATATGATTCAGTAAATCCAATGGAATGGAAGGATTTAGGTCGCACCACTTTTGGCATCTGAGTATAAAAGTCGGGTAAAGCGACAAAACTATTAACATACGACGCAACATACGGAGCTGCGAATCCTCGCGAG